AAGCATGCATAGATCCAAACTGATTTCGTTGTTGTGAGATGAGAACAAGTAGTGTGTTTTTGTTTGCATAGTTTAACATCTTGACTGCGTGGGTCATATCCTTTGCTTCAGCGCCGATTTGCTTTGTATCCTGCAAATCTTTCATTTCATTTCCATCTTTTTCAAAGTAGATAGCTGGTAGCAGTGCTGAAATTGAATCAACTACAATCATATCAACTCCTGCATCCATAAGTTTAGTTGCAACATCAACCATATCGTTAACAGTTTTTGCTGGTGAATAAATTAGTTTATTAGAGTCAACGCCTAATTGCTCTGCCCAAGAAGGATCGTAAGAGTGCTCTGCATCTATCCAAGCGCAAGTCTTTCCTTCTTTTTGAGCTAACGCAATCATCTGTAAGCAGAAAGAAGATTTACCAGCAGACTTATTTCCCCAAACAAGAATCTGTCTTCCATACGCAAGTCCGCCCTTTAACGCAAGGTTTAGGCCTATGCTAGGGGTAGGTTGCTTATCTACATTTACATCTACTGCTGATTGAACTCTTGCTCTTGTTTTTGGATCTAATTTTGCTAGTATATCATCTAGTACAATTTTCATTATTATTCTTTCTTCTCTCTGCTTATTATAGCATTAAAATAGGTTGCCGTGAAGTCTTGGACGCTCTTTATTTTTATTTATTTTTGTTTCCAATACTTCATCTAGGCTATGAAGAATCTGCTCTTCATTCCTCATTGCTGCATAAACATCTAGTAGTCGAATAATAACGTCTGCCATCTCCTCTACAATATGTTCGCTCCCCTTAGACTTTCTAATTGCTTCTAATACTTCAGTAACTTCTGAATGTACAAGTGCAAGTTTGTTTCCAATCTTGTCATGAGAATATTCTCCATCCCAAAACCCTTTCTCTTTTGCTGTTTCATGAAGCATTGCTGCTAATGCATCAAGTCCGTAGTCTGCTAAAATATCATTGCTGTTCAATTTTGTCCCTTAAACTAAATGTAAATGATGGGCCTTCCTCATCATAATCTATAACTAATTCTTTATCAGTTTGTGCTGCATCTAGAAAACTTAAAGTAGGCACTGTAATTTTGCCATGCTCTTCTAATATAGCTACAAGTATCTGATTTATGCTAACGGACTGGATCAGCCCATTTACATCCTCTGTCACTTTATCTCCTTAATCATTAATGTTCCATCGTCTAGCTTTGACAAAACAACCTGACACTTCATTCCCTCACGCATTTTTGCTAAGGCAATCTTATACATACTAGAAAATACAATAGCTCTAGTTAAGTTCTTATCCTTATCTGACATTACGATATGCGCCATTGTCTTGCCAGCCTTTGTCTTATAAGGCGTAAAGTCTACCACAATATACTCGTTCTCAGCAAGGTCGTACTCTTTTCTGTATAAGAAGTCTACAAAAAAATCTTTAGAGTCTGGGCTAATATCCTGAACCTTTACATAACGTGCAATTCTATTATCTCCTACTAGAATGAAATACATCTGATTTGTTTCAATAGGTGTCTGCTCATTATGGAACAGTCCTATTGAACCAGTTTCATCTACCAATTCAATTCTTGCCCAGCCAGTTCCACGCTTAATAGATTTAGCCATTCCAAACATTACGAATGCGCCCAAGTCATCAAATTCTGAAATTGGACGAGCTTGTGTTTTAATTCTAGGAGGCAGATCTAAATTAAATGTTGGAATTCCTAGATACTCATAGTAGTTATCTTTTTCTTTTCCAGAACGCTTATTATCATCAAATGCTGCTGCACCAATTGCATTTAATGCTGAAACTGCACGACTATTAATTCCACTTCCTTTTTTAGAAGACTTATCTATAAAATCTTTATAGTCAGCATATGGTCTGTTATCCATAATCTTATTGGCAATGCTATCAGAAATAAACTTTACTTCCGCCAATCCAAATCTAATCGCATCCTTTTGTAATGAAAAATAAATATCTGATTCATTGATGTGTGGCAGAAGAACTTTAAGACCTAGTCTCTTAGCCTCAATTAAGTATTCCGTTCTAACATCCTTATCATTTTCGTTTTTAAGGATTGAAAACATAAATTCAAGTGGGTAATAGCGCTTAAGCCAAGCAGTATAATAACTAAGCATAGAGTAAGCAACGGCGTGAGAACGATTAAAAGAATAACCTGCGTGAGCTTCAAACATGTGCCATAAAGTCTCTGACTGCTTCTTAGAAATGTGCTTAGATGCACCTTCAATAAACCTATCTTTAAACTGATCAAACTCTCTGGCATCTTTCTTCTTTCCAATAATTTTACGGACTTTGTCGGCTTCTGACCAAGACATTCCGCCTAGGTGTACGCAAGCCTGCATAACCTGTTCCTGATAAATAATAACCCCGTATGTATTTTGTGTAAATGGTTGCATGATTGGATGAACATACTGTACTGCTTCTTGACCATTCTTTCTTTTAATGTAGGATGCTCCAACAGTATTCATTGCTCCTGGACGAACCAAAGCGTTTGATGCAGCCAAATCTTCAAACGAACTTACACCCATTTTAATGAGTAGGTTTGTATATGGAGTTGCTTCAGCCTGAAACACTCCCTTGGTATACCCTTCGCTGAGCGTCTTATAAACATTGGCATCGTCTAATGGAAGCTCTGATAAATTAATCTCTTTACCAGTTCTATCTTTAATTGATTTAAGAGTATCAGAAATAACAGATAGCGTCTTAAGGCCTAAAGCATCAAGTTTAATCAAGCCAATATCTGCAACCGTATCCATATCATATGCTACTACTGGAATACGACCAGATACTTTATCCTGTGCATCTTCACGAGACTCTACTGGGGCATACTTGCGAATATCATCTTTAGCAACCACAACTCCAGCGGCATGCACTCCAACCGATCTAATCTTTCCACGCAGGCGTTCTGCTAGCCACACAACCTCTGGATACTTCATTCTAAATTCTTTTGTATTAGGCGAGTCCATAAAATCTTCAAATGTATCGATAGACTTCATTGCACGGTTAACGTCTGAAAGCGGGACCATAAATACACGAGCAGCATCTCTAATAACACCCTTATCCTTAAAATAAGTATATGTAGAAATAGATGCAACGTGCTTAAACTTCTTCTTAAGATATTCCTTTACCTCTTTACGACGGCGGTCTTCAAAGTCTGTGTCAATATCAGGAAAGTCATTACGCTCTGGATTAATAAATCGGAAAAACAGAAGGTCATATTTAATTGGATCTACATCTGTAATACCTAGGGCATAGCAGACAAGAGAGCCAGCGGCGGAGCCACGACCAGGACCAACCATAATATTATTTGTCTTTGCCCAGTTAATCATATCTGCTACAACCAAGAAATATGAGGCAAAGCTTTTGGACTTAATAATGTCTAATTCCTCGTTAAGCCTGTCAACATAGACCTTATCATTGTCTAGGTTTAGCCTTTTAAGGCCTTCAGAGGCCATCTGAGCCAGCTTATCGTCGGCATCTGTCTTAGGGACAGGGAGTAGGTCTAGTCCACTGTTAAAATCGTATTCTCCAATTTTCTCAGCAATCTCCATGGTATTATCAAAAATGTCTGTTCGATTAATCCCTGATTTCTTGAAGTCCGCTTCAATCTCTTCTCTGGTTTGAATAAATAGGTTATAGTCTACGAATGATATTTTTCTATCTGGATAAAGATAATTAAATCTATCTAACATATCTTTCATCTGACGAGACATATCGAAGTCTGCTTCTTTATCTGATTTAGGAGATGTTGATAGAATAAGCATAGCCTCTTCTAATATACGATCTTCTTCTTTAGCAAAGTGGGCATCTCCTGTTGCCACCGCTTTAATTTTAAGTTCATCTGCTAATGAAAGCAGGCCATCATTTATCTCTTTCGGATTGTGAGATTGAACCTCAATATAAAAATCATCACCGAAAGTTTTCTTAAAATCTTTGAGAATAAGTTTAGCTTCAGAGAACTCATTCTTTTCGATGCACTTAGAAATGAGGCCATTAAGGCATCCAGACAATACAATAATACCTTCCGCATACTCTTTAAGAATCTCTCTATCAATACGTGGCTTATGATAAAAGCCTTCGTTCCAAGCCAGCTCTTGCAGAATGTTTATATTCTCAAGGCCCTTCTTATTCTTTGCCAATAAAATAATATGATTGTAAGCCTGAATAGACTTATCTGTTTTAGAGGAGCGATCAAATCTATCTGTTGGTGATATATACGCTTCTACTCCAAGGATAGGCTTGATGCCCTGTTCCTTACAGGCAATTTGCATTTCACGGTGAGAAGATAATGTTCCATGATCTGTAACTGCCAATGCTGTTTGACCAGCATCAATTGCCGCCTTTACAAGTTCGGCAGGAGAGTTAAGGCCATCCATTAATGAATAGTATGAATGCACATGCAAGTGTGTAAATGACATTAACTCTCCGCCTTTAACTTTGTGTTACCAGTCTACGCTGCTAGATGAAGCAGAAGACTCTTCTGTATTGCCACCTTCACCCATATAGAAAGCTTCTTGCTCTGCATATGTTACGTGACGAACTGCTGTTTTTTCTAAGTCATACAAATCTAGAGCAGAGAAATCAAATGGTGTCTCATCCTTTGCCAGTGGAATAATTGTATAACTTGTGTCAGTCTTTGAACCGTTACGCTTGATTCGCCACATCAGGTTAGTGATGCTTCCCATCTCACCAGCGTATTCAATTAGGGTAGGAGTAATTGTCTTACCGCTTGTACCTTGTGAAAGAATTGCTACATATGGTTCTTCCTTGCCATCGTCTACTAAGACGTTGACATAAAGACGTGTTCTGGCCTTCCAGCCAGCTTTTGGATCCTTGCGATGCTGTTCATTAGCCCAGTCACGACCTTCAGACTCCATTGTATCTAGAGCCTTGCGACGGTAATCCTTTGGATTTGTGTGCTCTAATGCGATAAATCCGCAACCAAGCTTGTCATTGTAGTTAGGTGAATCTGGATCTAGTTCCTGTAGGAATCTAATCTTTACGCTTTCGCCGTCTTCAATCTTTAGCCAACGACCTTTATTTTCATCCCCACCGCTATAGGTAGGCTTATCTAGTGCCTTGTTTAGGTCTTTTAGACCCTTTACTATACTCATATATTTCTCCTTTATAGTTGATGGTATATATCCATCTGTATTTTTATTATATCACGAGTTCCAAGATCTGTATTCTATGTCGGATACAGAATTTTTAATGCAGGTCTTTATTTCCTCATCGGTCATGTCGCCAGCATCTTTTGCATCATGAGGATATATCTTACCATATTCATACGAAGCCCACAAGAGGTCTTTGAATTTTAATTTATTAACTATGCTTTTACCAAGTTCCCTGCCAGCTTGATCCGCATCAGTCATAATAGTTATTTTATTAAAATGTCTATTTAAAAGATTTTGTTGTTCTGTAGATAAGAACCCACCCAGTGTTGCTACAACATTTGGAAATCCCGCCTGGTGAACACGAATTGCATCAAAGCTTGACTCCACAACTATAACGTGAGCACCAATTCTTTTAGCACGATGAATATTAAAAAGAGTCTTGCTCTTTGGTAGGTTAGTGCTATTCTTAAAAGACTTTCCTTCAACAGATCTGCCAACAATTCCAATTGGTAGACCATCTGGACTATGAACAGGAACTGTGACCATATCCATATTTTCAGAATACCCTAAAGAAAAATCTTTAAGTGCTTGAATTTCAATTCCACGAGATTTAAAATATGTTTTAGCTTTATCGCTTTTAATCAATCCATTATGTAGTTTATTTAAAGTATCTTGAGAGAACTCTTCAAAGACAGGCTTTTCATTCATTGCTTCTGATAACAGGTCGTCAAAGTTTTCTAACGACTCAGTTTCTTTTGTTGCAATAAACCTCATGGCCTCAAAGTCATTTTTATGCATAACACGCTTTACTAATTCCTGTAGGGTTCCAGCTTCGCCACATGAAGGATTAAAGCATATAAATGCACCTTTCTCACGGCTTACGCTAAAACTTGATGTATGTCTATTGGAATGAAATGGGCAGTAACATAGAAAGTCATTACCAGTTTCGCCAACTATTTCAAGTCCTATAGATTTTATGATCGACTTGATATGGTTCGGCGTGTAGTGCGTGGTATCGACTTCCCTTGCGTTATACCCTCTAATTGCCATGCCCTCTTCTTTCCCACATAAACACCATGAATGCTCATTAAGAACTTCCATGTCTCGCCTGTAAATTCTACCGAAAAGGCTGGGTCTATGTCAAGTACTCTGACGTATCCCTTACCCCTCATGTCTTGAATTAACAAATTTTCATACTGTGGTCTCAAGCTAATAAGCTGTGCATTATCCTGAAACTCAACACCTATTTGGAATCTTTTAATTTTTCGATGCGTCATTCGCAAAAGGGTTTTCATAAATCTCTTTGATGATACCCCTGTTGATATCCCAATCTAAGAATACGTTGAACTCCTGCCCATGACGATTCTTTCTGCTAACAACTTCAATCATATTTGTGTCCGTGTACTTATGAATAGCAATAGCCATGTCTGCATCATATTCAATAGCCTTTGACCACGCTACCTGAGATAGCATAGGAGGAGCATCTTGGTCTGTAATATCATCCATAGTTGCTGCAGTAATATCAATTACTGGAATATTGTTTGTCATAGCAAGCATTTTAAATTCACGAGACACGTTCATATTGCGCTCAGTTGCACCAGTGCTTCTCTTGTTATCTGAAAATAGTTGATGATAATCTAGAATAACTAAATCTGGTTTATGCTGGTCTATCTTAGCCTGAACTGTATTAGCATTAACTTCACCCATACCTTCGTTAGATACTAAAATAAAACCATTCTTATTTTCAAATCTTTTTTGACCCCAAGATCTAAATGTGTCAACGTTAACATCGCCTCTTGCAAAATCAGATGCACGGAATAGACCAGAGCCCATCATTGTATAGATACGATCACGCATATTCTCTGGAGACATTTCAAGAGATACAATCATAGGTTTAAATCCTTGCTCCCAAGCCTTACAAGCAAGATAAGATGTGAACCATGTCTTACCACGTCCTGGCCAACCAATAGCCACGATGAGGTGTCCTGGAGCCATTCCTGTAGGGTATGCTTTATCAATAGCATCAAACCCTGTTAGAATTCCTGGGGCTCCACCCATAATAGATGAGCGCTCTTTAACCGCTAAAAAGTGCTTCTCTGCTAATTCAATATCTGTAATGTCTACGTCACGAACATGATTTGTAAACTTAGACAATTGTGAAAGCTTTGCTTGCAGGTCTCCGAGTACTCTGGTTGCAGCATCTTCTTTTAAAGCAGATCCGCTTTGAAGAATAATATTCTTTAATCTACTAGTTAGGTATTCATTCTTTAACTTATCTAAATAGTATCCAGTCTCAGCCTTTGTTTCAACTGGCTCAAAGTCTTTGAAACGCTCCATAAGAATTCCAGCCTCTGGAACAGCTTTAAACTTATAATAATATGCCTTAAGCGAATCCCAGATATCTTTATGTGATGTAAAAATCTCATCTACATTATCTGCCAGTAGTGTGCTTATATCTTTATTCTTGCATACTGCTGATAGCAACTCTGCTTCTGTATTCATTCGCTTCCGCCTTCTACTAATTCTTTCGTTGCTTGCAATAGCAATCGACGATGCTTTTCATCTTTCTCACGCTCTGATTTTATGTAATCAATCTTGTCAAAGTTATAGAAAAAGAAACTAAGTGGGTGACCAGACTTATTGGTTTTAAAATAGTATACCAAAAGATCTTTAGCTCTATCAAATCCAACGCTATCTATAACGTCCTGCATAGCCCACTTTTCACGAAACTTGTTAAGCCTTGGCTTTTTGCCATACTTCTCTGAGTAAAGTAATTCGTATAATCCGATAAGGACATATGGCTGTTTCTCATTTGCCACTGTTCAATTCCTTTTCAACCTCACGAGTCTTTTCAATAAGCTTGTTCTCTACAAAGGCGTATACTCTTTCGGTAGCCGTCTCTACATTTTCACCTTTACGAACATCGTCTTCAACGCCAACATTAATTCTAATGCTTTCGTAATTTCCTAGGTTACGTGTAAAAGATAGGTCTACCTTAACTCTTGTTTCTGCCATTACTCCGCCTTCCATACAGGTACAAATTTACCGTCATCGGTCTTAGTATACAATATTAAGCTGTGTTTGAGAATAGCCTGCAATTCTGATCTTGAAGGTAAGTCTCTGATATGTCCAGCATCAATAATAAATTGATGAATGTCCAATATGTCCGATTCGCTAAACATATACTTAGACCAACTGCTGTCTGGATTACTAATTGGATATACTTTTTGAGGTTGCTTTACCTTACCCTGCAAAATATATTCTTCTATAGTTACCCTATGTCTGCCTATAATTTTGCTTACTTCTACAATTCCATAAGCCCGCTCCATATGTTTATCTACTTGAGCATATGAATACATAACTCTTTTATTGTCTAAATAGGACCAAGCGACAACCTCGTCTTTAGCTCTTGATAGTCTAAGTACTTTATGTACTTTACCGTTTAAGAAGAAATAGACGAACTTTTTGCGTAATCTTTGTCTGTTTTCTCTAGCCATTTACCAAACGCACTTGTTTCCTTGTTAATCATCCATCGCTTACCGCAAAGGATGCAAAATAATTCTGTATGTAGTTTTTGAGAGAATACTCTATCTACAAATACTCTACCATTACATTTTTGACATTTCATCATAACGAGAATGTCTTTCCGTCCACGACGCATGAGTAGTCTGGAGCAATATGGATCATTTGAATGTGTGGGTAATCGTTTACAATATGTGCAATTGCAAACCCCTTTTGCCAATCGTGGTGCTGAGTATATTTCATTCCTGGCCCTTTTTCATCACACATGTGACCAATTTCATATCCACGAAGAGTTTCTCCTTCGCCACCGTTTCTAAGTTCATATGTTACCATATGCGAAGCGATTCTATGAGAATGTCCTCTAATTAAAGATACCTGTAGGTCTTCCATGTCTTTACGAACAGAACCAGTTGCTGCAATAGAAATTCCGTGGTGTACGTGAACATCTCCAAAGCGGCGCTTAGGCAATGAGTCATAGTAAATATATTCATATCCTAATGAGTCTAAAGACCATAAGGATTCTGGAGTAACATCCTTTGCATAATCTGGAAGCTTCTTGTCTATATAATCAAAGATACGTATGTCATGGTTTCCTAATGCTGAAAACAATTGTGCATCTGGAAGCATCTCACGAGTCTTAGCATAAAAGTCTCTTGCACCTTTTGCTTCATGTCTCATCATAGGAACAATTAAGTCACGGCTATCATCTTTATGAAGCTGAAGAAATTCTGCAGATCTTCCCTCTGTATATTTACTGTAGCAAGCTTGATCGTCTGTGTCCCCTAGATAATCTACTACATCTGGTTTAAACCATTTCATAACCTTAAACCATAGCGCAATCATCTTATCGTCTTGATAAGGGAACTGCTGATCGGATGACAACATCCATTTTAAATCGTTTGTCATTTAACTTCCCTGCGTAAAAAAGGGTCACGGAGTCGTGACCTTGATATTATATAAATTGTAGCATATCTAAGCAGCCTGTCAATAGGCTAGTGACAAATTACCATCCAATAGAAATGAATTGTGTAGCCTTCTTTTGCCGCTGAGTTTAAATAAGCATTTCCTGAAACTCCTGATGCGCTTAAAGTTTTGCTATCTACTGCAAAACTAAATACGCTTGGTATATTTGCAGTTCTTATAGGAGTTAATACTACCGCTTTTGGAGTCGAGTCTAGCGTAGTTTTAAAATTAATTGTAAACGGAACTGCTTTTCCTGGAACAAGTTTTACTGAATCACTTATCCCGCCCAATATCTGTTTAGCAGAAACTGTTAAATTTTCTAAACTACCAGGAGTGTTTGTTGTTGCAGCGGAGCCAATTTTAGGTATGCTAGCTTTTAATTCAACAAGTCTTCTATCAAGATCCTGTAGAGCAGCTGCGTCTAAAGGGGTTCCGTCATCAAATGCTGCCATTATAAATTTTCTCCTAAATCATGTGCTGAAATTTCTTTTTCAGAAACTTCAATAATTTTTGACCTATCAAGACCGTATCGATTAAAGGAATCTGGGTCTACAATGTGTCTTAGTTTATTCTGTGATACTAGATACATTTTACCATCTGCGACGTTCTTGATCAAGGTGCCGTCTCTAAAACCTAATTTGCCTACAAGTTTGATTCCTGATAATGCCGCCTCAGTTGCTAATACCGTAGTAAAGCACCAAGACTGGGCGGCCCTATCCGAAATCAATCTATATCTTTTACCATCTTTAATCCAATATGTGTCTTTATCTGCCTTGACAGCTATACCAGAAGGAAAGTTAGTCGCCTGTGATATTATTAAGTTGCTCTTCATACGCTTGAATAGCATCAACTTTTTCCTTTTTCTCTTCAATAAGATTAGTAATTTCTGCCCTGAGTATTGCAATTTGAGTTTCATAATTTGATACGATTTCTCCTATGCGTTGCTGTAGGGCGGTAATAACTAGCTCTGCTTTTTCTGCCATTTTAGTCCTATTCTGTTGGGTGTAATGTATCTAAAACTTCTTCTAATTTTAGAATTTTAGCAGTAAGATCATCTATTTGATCTTGAAAAGACATTGAAGCAACTTGCTCAACAGTATTAACTGCTAATGCTTCAATTTTTGATAGCTCTGCATCATACTTAGCGTAGCTTAAATTTTTAATATGTTGATTAACCATATTAATCTTGTCTTGATTGTCTAATTCATAAGTCATTTGTAGCCTCCCTTCCTATTGTATCATCCTCTATAATTTTATACAAGAGGTCTCTTTCTGTCATTAGAGCATTAATTACTACCCTAAATTCTTCTATCTGCTTCATATATTCGTGGTCAGGAATATCTTCCCAGTATAGGCCCTCTGAATTAATTTTTTCCCATAGAGCCTCTCTAGCCCTAGATTTTTCTATAACTCTTTTTTCAACCATGCGTATTTTATCATATAAAGAAAACGTCATATTCTTGCCGTCCATGCTGAATCCCAGGATTTGCCGTCATAATCATACGCTGATGCCTGAACTCTAACAAACCTACCGCTGGTGCTATAGGTAACATCTGGTGAGCTAGATCCGCTAGTCAACAAATATGGAAAGTTTACTGAGTTTACAGTTGTTCTAGTATCATTGGTTGTTGTATAGTCTTTAGATCCTGAAGCAGTAACGGTATTTGTTGTTGAAGTTGTATAAAATTGCCAAAACATTGTGCTTCTAGTCATTGCTGTGTATGTTCCAGATGTTGGGGATAAAGTTCCAGTATTTCCCCAGCCCCATCTTATTTGTGTAGAAGTTCTTTGAAAGTTTGTTGCCGAAGTCCAGGTCGGCGCTCCAACACTAGGGGCAGCTGCTGTAGTAGCGTTTCTTCTCACAGAAGCCGAAGTCCCATCTGCATTTCTTGCTTTTACCCAAGCATAGTAAGTCTTGTTTGGGTCTAAGAGCCCAAAAGTAAAGTTGGTGGTTGTAGTAGCTGTATCATAGTAAAAATCATCATAGTCAAAAAGATTTTCAGTAGTTGGTTCTGTTGTAGTAGTGCTTAATGCAATAACATAAGATGTAGGTGTTCCACCAGTTCCTGCAGCCCAAGTGAATCTAAGTCCCGATTGTGAAGGGTTTCCTAAACTAACACTTGTTGGAGTTCCTGGAGGATTTGATGCCGCTTTTGTTTTTCCACTTTGGCTCACCCATGTAGACGACAACCCATCAGCATTTTTTGCTTTAATAAAAATATAGTATGTTGTATTACCAGTTAATCCTGTAAGAGTTATTTCGGTGCCAGCTCCTCCGCCAAATGTCTCGTAGTCTCCATTATTGGTAGGCGCTGAATTTGTAGTTCCATAAGAATATACATAGCTTGTTGCCTCATTATGGGTACTATCAGTTGATGGAGCAGTCCATGTAAATTTTAAACTTGTTTCAGAGTCAACAGATGTATCTTTTATTAAATTAGTTATGTTATTAGGTGGCTTCAATGCTTCTGTTGTAATTGCGCCAGAGGCTGCCCAAGAAGATGAGCCTCCTGAGTTTTTAGCTCTAACATATGCATAATAAGTAGTGTTTGAAGACAAGCTGCTTATAAGTTCGTATAGATTTGTATCTGCAATAAGTTTATTTCTATATTGACCAACTCCTGGATTTCCAGTAGTGATTAAATTTGTTGGTGGATTATTGGATGAGCTATTAATACCAAAATCATAAGATGTTGCAGCATCGTGTGTTGAATCAACTGTGGAAGCAGTCCATTCTAAAAAGAAACTATCAGTGTCTATTGTTCCAGAAGCAGCTCGAACATTAGTAGGTGAATTCGGTGCAGTTGGAGGATCTGTTCTAACAGTAATTGTTGACCAGTTACCGTAATATCCAAAACCACTAGATGTTCCAGTCCATCCTCTTACCTGAATATCATAATTTGTATCGTTTAATAAAGAAGATAAAGTAAATGATGTTGTAGTAGATCCAGGAGCAATAAATACAGATGTTCCATATGTACCACTAGATGATAATTTATATTGATATTCATATCTTCCAGAGTAGGTATCGTTTGTCCAAGAAACTGTTATTGACGTAGAAGTTTTTGTAGATGTAAGAGTTAAATCTCTAGATGCCTCTAAAGTAATATAATCAGATGCTGATGTTTGCTCTGTTCCAAATGTTGAGTTAATTCCTTTAGAAATATATTTATAATAATTTGTAGTGTTTGGACTAACATCTGATTGAGAAAGAGTGTATCTGTCTAAGGTATTACTAGTCGTAGGATTTGTAGATGTACCAGATGCTCCAGAAATATTACTGTACGTTATATCATTTGTACTTTTTGCAAACTGATAAGTTACTGATGTTGCATCGCTCCAGCGATATAAAGTTCCAACTAATGTTTTAGTTTGTGTTGTTGTTGTAAGCATGCTTATAGAAACCTGTTGAGCAATTGACGGAGTAAGAGATTGTAAAAATACAAGCCTCCATGTTCCGTCTGATTTTCTCCAAATACGTTTAACTGATTGCCAAGATCCGTTTGTTTTCCTATAAACAGTTTTAATCTTAACCCAGCTGCCGCCAGATTTTCTCCATATACTAGGCATTTATATCACGCCGTGCTTAAATATATATCTCCGTTGGCACCTGTGCCAGATGACGGAGTTGTTGTTTGAGTAGTTGAAAAATATTGAGACCATCCTAAGCCTGCGCTGCCGTCACTATCTATAACCAATGGTCTTAAAGATTGAGTTAATGTATCATAAGCAGCAGCATAGTTGTCTTGATTTCGTTGTGTTGCATTGTTCCAATGATCAAACACAAATCTTCTTGAAGTAGGAGATCCAGCAGTATTATAAAGTCCAAAATGAACATTATAGTCTCCAGAAACATGTGTTATGTAAAATCCGCCAATAGGGACTCCATTTTGTTGACTTGTAACATCTAGCCTAATTCCAGCAGCAGTTGTTTTAAGTTGATTTGTATTATTTCTTATAATTGATCCGCTACCTGAAGTTAAACCATCACTCATACCTAAAAATGCTACTGTATTTTCATTAGAGTAAAGATCTAAGTATCCACTAGATAAAGTTGAAGTTGTAGGAACCAATTCTCCTAAAAATCCAGTTAGATTTCCTGTAGAAACAACACTGCCAGAACTATTTAGAGAAACTCCGCCCGCAGATATAGCAGTAGAAGTTGTTTGCCAACCTGCAATATTAGATCCTGAGCTTGCTGTAATTACTCCAGATATAGTTAAATTTCCTCCTGGCGTCAAAGTAAAACTGCCACTACTGTGAGCTATACCATTAGATGCACTTATTGTAATATTTCCAAGTGAGTTGTTAAGAGTAATGGCTGGTGTAAGGGGATCTAGTTCAATTCTATTTACTGTTCCAGAACTAACTAATTTGCTTCCATTTATTAGCCAACCGCCAATAATTCCTTCTGCGGCTTTTAATATTCCAGTAGAACCTACTTGAAATGCAGATCTAACTATTGAGCCTCCAGAAGTATAAGATCCAGTAGTTGAATTGGTAACCCTAAAACTTTCTGCATAAACATCTACTCCAGAAGTAGTTATATGATTTCCAGCAGCATCTGTTATTCTATTTACTGTAAGACTATTCAGATCAAAAGCGTGGGGGTATCCAGCAACTCCTCCACTTATATACGCTCCAGTTTTATTGCTAGATATAATAAATTGGCTGTTTGTTCTACTAGATACTACGCCTTTTAAATTATATTGAAAAGGAGTTATACCTGAAACTGTTACTGTTTCTCCAACAGAAAATGTATTGTTTCCAGTGTATGTAACACTAGTGCCACTTCCTACAGCATTTGTAACAGTAACAAATGCATTTGATGACCTTACTCCAGAAATAGAAATTACATCTCCAACCGCAAGTATGGTTTTAGCAAAAATTGTTAAATAGGTTCCGTCTGAAGTGATATTAGTAATTACTGGATTGCTCGAAGATCCAACCTGAAGGCTTCCAGTAAAATCACCACTTGCTGCCTGTAGTGCTCCGCTAAATGTTCCTTCACCAGTTATAGAAAGTTTATTAGAAGATGCATTATATGAAAGTAAAGAAGATCCTCCAGTTCCAAATATCTCAAATGGTACTCCGCTTCCTCTTAGTTCAACCCTTCTTCCACCAACCGCACCTACAGTTATAGTAGAATTTGACTGAAGGGTTCCAGTTGTAATTTTATCTGCAGTAATCTCAATAAGTCCGTTATTTCCAACTTTTCCTATTTGAACTGGGTTACCAGTAGCAGCTACAGCAGAAGAATCTTCTGTAGCATTTCCGTTTGTAGTTTTTATTTTTACGTAATAATCTGTATCATATGTTATTGCAACACCATTTACAATGGTGCCTACACCTATGTTTAAAGTATTTTGTCCATTTCCAAAATCCAAAACATCTACCTGATTGGCGTTTTGATTGCCTGAATCTATTGGTGTAAAATTAGAAGATGTGCCAACATATACTTTTGCTGCTTTAAAACCTGCTGGCTGGTCTCCCCCGTCAGATTTTTTTCCGTTCCAAGATAACTGTATAGCTCCAACTACTGATAATACTGTGGGGGTGGACGGAGTTGCTGATGGTTCAACAACCAGGGTAGAAGTGGGGTCTGTAACATAAACAGTTACTGGGGTTGATGCTGTTCCATTTTTTGTAGGACGTATTGTAATTGCAGAAACAGAATAAGGTGATCCACTTCCAGAACCACCTGCTGCGGTAATTGTTTTTGTTCCAGCAGAAGTAAAAGAATCTGCAACAACCGTTCCACTTCCAAAAGTTCCACCAGATATTCTTATGTCTACTCGTGAGGCATTTGCAGGAAAAGTTGCAAGAGTTACTTTTATAAAACCTGCCCCTCCTTCTACAACTATAACGGGGGCACCTGGGATTGTTTCTTGGTTTGTAGTTACGAGTTTTCCTGGGGACCAATCACTTTTTACACCATCTTCAAAAACATACTGAAACTGAAATGCATAATTTGAATCTATTTTTAAATTTGGCACAACAACTGTAAAATTATTTTTATCCGTTGCAGTGTTTGCTGCTAAAATTTCTGAGGTAGGATTTATAATTAAATCTTTAGGATAATACTTTTGCAGGGTAGCTGTATCTAGTTCCGACATTTAAAACTCCAGTTGCAATTTATACTCTACGTCTACTGGACGACCTGATGGCTTTTTAAGTGGGGTTGTTAGAACATGTCTTGCTATTAAACCATATTGTGGGTCAAATGTATCTTCATCATTAACCCTAAGTCCATCAAAGTATACGACGGTGTTTCCGCCAGATCCTGCAGTAACCTCAACTCCTATGCTTGTAATATTTGTTAAATCTGGTGAACCCACAATGTTACTAAAAAGAGTAGACATTGAAACAGATTGAATTTTATCCTCATTTGATCCAGATGGAGTAAAATCAACATAATAATATGCAGAACTAGAACTATAGAACTTAACTCTAATTTTTGAAGTGTTGTTATCTGCTTTTTTGTATGCTAGGGTAAGGCTATCATTTACGCTATATCCAGATAAATCTAGTAAAGCAATTGTATTTTTGTATTCCTTTGATGTAGACTGGGTAACATTAAATCTAACCATATTCTCGCCTATTTTAGAAACAAATGTGGTTCCATCTGTTGAATTTGATTCAAGTGCTGGGCTATTACCGCTGGAGTCTACCCATAAAATATTATTTTCAAACGCTGTTATAAACTTGCTATCATAAAAATTAATAGACTTTCTAAGTCCAGGATATAACCCAATCTCTGTTATTACTCCAGAGATATCTTGAGGTATTGTAGCTTTAAATATTGAATAATAGTTAAATCCTCCAGATCCATCACTTTCAATATTAATAGATGACAAACTTACTGGCATTCTATAAATTTCAAAACCCAGTCTTGTGTTGGTGTCTGCTTCAGATAGTTGGGTTCCAGTAGCAATACCTATAGCTAAATCTTTAGACGTAAAGTTTGAATTTCCAGCAATAAAATCTATAAGAAATCTTTTGCCAAATTTAGTTATCATTTTTTCTCCACTAAAACGTTTACTGCTTTTACTGATTCCCCGCTTGAATTTCTAATTCTAAAAGTAACTTTTGCAGTTGGATTATTTAAAGCGTCATAAACAACTTCATTAGAAATTAATTCTATGTCCATAAGAGTTGGAGATCTTCTGACAAGCCCTGGTTTTTCTGGATTATTAGGGTCTTCTATAGAATCTGGACCATCTGGGCCATCATCTCCTGCCACAACAAAGGACTCGTCTTCTAGGGATACGGATATCATATCCCCGTCTCTTCTTACTGGATAATTTCTTCCAAAGTGGGGGGCCAAATAATAAGTAGTTATTCCATCGGCATAGTCTGTTAATGGTGCTACTACTCCAACGGAGGTGGTTGATTCCTTTTTATTTGTTGCCATATTTTTATTATACCATTTATCAGCTATAAATAGAACGTGCTGATATACTAGTATTTAGTCCCTCTCTAAATGAATTGTTTACTCTGGTTACTACAAATTTTTGAGTTCCGTCTAAATCATTTTTTGGATAATTAATAGTTATGATATCTCCAACCGAAATAAGTGGGTTACTAAATATTTCCATTTCAACAACCCTCTGCTGTTTTGACCATTGGGTCTGTATCCATGTTGCTAAGTTTTTAGCATCGTCTTCTCTTTGAATCCATGCTGTCTCAAAAACTACTGGTTCTGGGTTGGTTGTATCACTTAATGTATTAGAGCTATACTCATGCTCTCCAGAAATTGTTATAGAGTTTCCGACTACAGCAAACGAATAAAGGTTGCCGTCTGCTAATGGTATCATCATTCCAGAATTATTCAAAACAAAAACCTCAGCTCCAAATGAGGTCAGCCTTTGCCCTAAAATGTTTGCTAGTTTATTTATACCTACTGTGGCAAATAGCGGGTCAGCTGGTCGATCTTGATATTTAATTTTTATTTGTTTTAGTTCTCTGGCTGTTGTTCCAAACTCTTCAAGCCATGCAGACTGCCCAGAAGATATGTTCTTGTTTTCAATAATTTTATCACCATATAGAAAGCTAAGAGTTTTTGGACCATATTTACCTTCATATACATTTTGCATAATTCCGCTTTTATATTGATCTTCGGTTATTGGAGCAGCATATATGTAATCGTAATTAACTTTTCCGCTATTTGCAAACATTGCAACGTTGCTTGTTTTGCTTAATGGAGAAACACTATCTGTGGCCGTTATTTTATAGCTATTTACATAAGCATCAATTGTAACGTAAGTAGATTCAACAATTACGTTAACGTCAAGTTTATATACTGTTCCAGCTAAAACTCCAGTTAGTGTTTTTGAAGGAGTCTGTTGGCTATCTGCTAAAATAGTTTTTTTACCGTTAACAACTTTATAAATTTTTATTTCTTTATCTGCTGTATCAGATAAATGAGTAGTAGTTTGAACCGACACGTAGTATCCAGTATTTCCGTTTGAGCTAGTAAAAAATCCTAATCCTCCAGAACTAACAACATCATTAACTGTTCCTGGGAAAAACATTGCTGTTCCAAATGCATAATATGAATAAGAAGTTGATATTCCAGAGTTTTTAATTGCAACAGAATGTTGATTTGGATTTGTACTATTATTTGTTAAAGAAAATAATGATGTTTGAATTGATCTTTGATTACTCATTATCTTATTCCTAACGTACGATACCAGTACTCGGCTTGAGCAGCATATCTAGCTGAAGAAGCAGCTTCTGCTTGAGTCCAACCCTGAGAAGTTAAACTTTTTATATATGCATCTGCATCAAATGGGGAGTCTGTCGGAACTTGAGTTGTAGCAACTGTAGCTGTCACGCTTGCAACATTTGTTAATACTGGAGTAGAGCCGCTAGCTTCGCTCCAAACAGTGTCGTAGCCTGCCCAAGAGTTTAATATATTCTCTTGCTTATAGTGTGCAACTATTTTTGTTCCAAATGCTCCTCGTGTTTTAATTCTATACTTTCCATTTGGCTGATAGTTACTTGCCCCTGGCTGACTTAGCCCAAGATATTTAAGTGCCTCAGAGCCGCTTGTAATATCTTTAGATTGCCTTACTCCAGACAAATCTGTGTATTCGTATTGTATTGCATCGTATTCTATAATTTCTGAATCTATTACAAGGTATCCGCTATACTCGTTTAAAACATTACTCTTAAGAGCATCGTTTGCAACAACTAAATTTAATTTTACGTAAGAGTTAGTTCCAGATACGCTGTATGGCCCAACTGTTTGACCAGAAATTGCTGAGATATCTCCTTCTAAAGATAGTGCTCCTAAATTTCTTTCTCCAGATGCCCATAGTGGCTGAGAGTTTCCAGTATAATTATTTGTAGTAACACTTTTCCAAAGTACCTTTACCTGATTTGCTGAAGGAAGATCTTGTTTATTAAATGATAAAATATTTGGAAGGTTGCTTCCACTTGCACTATATCTAAATTCTATTGGTGTTTTGCCAACTGTACTAAATAAATATTCTCTAGTATAAAATTGCAAAACATTGTTTTCGTCAAATAACGCTACCATTTGTGAATCTCTGCATAGCCTCTGAATAGAATCCCATACTGTTCCACCATCATCAGTCCACCAGTATCTTGGTGAAAATATAGATGTGTCAGTAGAAGTAATATTAAAATTATAATTAGTAAATCCAATATTGTCTAGTAGTGTTCTGATAACTGCTACCGTTGTATAGTCTTTACAGACTATGCTAGGAGCAATTAGTTGTTGTAAAATCCTTGCGCCGTCTAGAGCAGTTACAGAAACATTTCCAAACTCTTCTATAGAAAAGCTATCTACATAGAATAGACCTTGTTTAATTTTGTCGTAGGCTCCAGAAGAATCTGTTAGAGCTCCATCAGAATGATATATCTTAAAATACGGAACAACCTCTATAGCCTTATACATATAAGTTTTTGTAGAATCAAAAGTCATAGTTTTATCAAATGATACAACTTCCCTGGTATCTTCATAGGATACCATTGAAAGAGAAAGAGAGTTTGCTGTTACTGATCCAACTGGTAAAATGTCATCTGATCCGCTAGAAGTTTCTTTTGTGATTTCAAAATCTACCACTCTGTCTGTAACATCTTTTATCCATCTAGGTGACATTTCGATAAGCCCAATATATTTTCCAGTCACCGCTCCTGTGGTTACTCTAAGGCTTGTCATGTTAATTGGATTTGATATAGATGCTGGTTCTGTTTTTACCCAAGATGTTCCGTTATAATAAATTGTTACTGTTCCAGCATCTGGATTTCCAAAAGCTTTTATATCAGAACTTGTACCTGTAGCTAATTGTGTAGACCCGCTATACACAGTCCATGTAGAAGGAGTAGAGTGTCCTAATTCAAATCTTATAACTATTTTATTTGTTAATATTGTTTTTGGATAAGTAGCAGTTACATCTAGCCCAACACCTTTGTCTGAAACATAATATTTATAAACAGATTCTGATCCTGGATAATATGTTCTATAGCTTACGCCATATTCACTACTTTTGGGATTTCTATATGTATTTGTTCCAATGTCTCCTACAATAGCGTATTTAATTCCCGCCCCTAATGGTCTATTTTGCTTAATAACTGTATCTACTGGAAACAACTTTTTAAATGGATAATATACGTTACCTGCTGAATCAGCTCTACTTATATCTGCACCAGAAACAACTATGCTGTCTACTAAAGTATTCATATTGTACTCTACAGTACAACCTGCGTTTATTATAATTGTAGATTGCTGTTCTAGTAAAGTTTTAAGGGCAGTTGAGGCGGTTATCATTAGACCTCATCCATTGTCAAAGAAACACTCCAGTGTGGTTGTATTCCTCTTTTTAATACACTAAAGCTGCAATTACTAAATGAAACTGTATAAGACTCATATCCTGAAGAAGATTGATCTGACCCAGTCTTTGCTAAATTAATTCTAATATTAAATGTCTTCTTTCCATCATCACTAAGGTAGAATTGTCTTAAATCTTCTGCCCCCCAACCGCCATCTACTGTAAGATCTCTATATGAAGGAAGCATTTCCCATGACACAGAAAAACTCCTTTTATCAGCAATATGATTTTTTCTAAGACTTCCGTTAGATGTTCTGGTTATGGCTTCAATTCTTTCAACGTTTATTTCTAATGGGCTTCTATTGTGTTCGCTAACCTTGTTCCAGGTTTTAGTAGTTCCAGGTGTTGTAGCAAGGAGGTCCTTGGCTTCTATCCAAAGTACGGAGCCTCTAGGTAAAGATAAAGCTGGCATTAGTACTTACCTCCTACGTTTACTGGTCTACCTAGTGTAGCACCAACTAATTTCATTTTTGCTTCCATGGACTTCATAACGTCGTCCACTGTAATATTTGTACCATTTAGCTCAATATCAATATTGTATGTGTTGTTGCTATTTGGGCTATTTGAAATACCTGGCATCTTAACATTTTGTTGCGATGGAATATTAAATGCTGTATCAATATTAGGCTTGATCATTCCTGGCATGGTAGGCATAAAGACTTCTTGCTGCTTACCTAATGCATTTATTCTATCATTTACTAAATACTTTCGTCCAGGGGTAACTGGTCCGCCAAGCGATCTACCCACTGGCTTTGCCCTATCTCCAAATCCCCATCCAGTTTTTAAAACTTCATAGGTAATCCCATTATACTTAAAGAACTGTCCCTTTTCTAATTTATTTTGACTAATGATCTGTTTTTCAGCAGTATCAGAAAGTTCTCCGTCTGACTTAAGTGAGTATGCTGAATTTGTAGCAACCATAAGTGGAGCTTCTTTTGTTCTTCCGCCCAGTGATGTACCACCAGATCCAGCCAGTTTATCCGTATAGATATTAACTTCTTTAGCGTTTACACCATTTTGTAATCCGCTTGAAATTGAATCTACTAAATCTTTTGCGCCACCCTTAACATCAGAAAATGTTTCTGGAATTCTGTGTCTTGCTTTTGCGCCTTTTGGAATAACCTTATCAACAGACTTTGGACCGCCAAGTTCAGTGTTAAAAGATTCTACTCCTGCAAGATCTGTTTTTTCCTGAGAACTACCTGTATACTCTAATCCAAGAGCTTTATAGAGTAGTTTATTAAATGCTGCTGCACTTACTGATTTTTCTAAACCATCTAATTTTTCTTTTAATGTCGATGCTTGTCCCTGTAGCTTAGATAAACTTTCTCCTGCAAGGGCCGCTTTGTCTGCCAGCTCTTGATTCTTTTTGCCTAGTTTATCAATTTGATCCTGCAGAGGCTTAATTTCCAATTCCGCCTTAGCAATAATTGAGTCTTCTGCTTTTTTAGATTGAACTTGATTTGTAAGTTGCTGAATAGCAATTTGAGATCTAGCTGCAGCATCTTGATCTCCACGAGCAATTGCTTCTTGATACTCTAATTGTAATTTTTGTAATTCTAAGTTGTCGTTTTCTGCTTGGCTTTGAGCACGAAGTGCTTTAATCTTAGCATCAGCAGCATCCTTAATTTTTTTAATCTGCTCATTAAGGCCTTCTATTACTTTTCGGCTATCAATTTGCTGCTTAGCAGATTGACCTTGAGAAGCTTTTTGAAGATCTTTAATTCTCTTTTGTAGTCCTTCATATTTTGTATACTGCTCTTTAATGCCAGCAGTATTTTTAAGAGTAGTTGTAGTATTAGCAACAACCAAAGATTGTAACTTTAACGCAGCGGTTGCAGCTTCTCCAGAAAGAGTTTGTAAATCTAAATTTACTCCTTGTAAAGCAAGTTGGTACTTAGCCCAAGCAGATGTGGCGGTATCAGTAGAATTTAATATCTTAGCAAGCTCTGGGTTTTGCTTTTTCAATTCGGACAAAACAGATTGATTTATTGCTACTTGGCCTTTACCAGTTGTAGCCATCTTCTTTAATATTTGATCCATTGAATCGCCAAATTCTAACTTGTTTGTTTTTGCATTATCCTTTATTGCATTACCAATTCCTTCAAAGGTAACCATAAGTGAGTCTGCAGCTGCCTTAGCGTCACCCTTTGCCATTGCGTCATCAAAGCTTCCTGCTGAAGCTACTGCTGCATCAACTGCTGTTTTTATTGATGCAAATCCCTTTGTACCAATTGCTCCAGCTGCTAGCTGTGCTTTATTTGATTGAGCCATAAGTGCATAAACCTTGGCTGTTGCTGTCTCAACATTGTCTCCTAGGGACATAAATTGCGCTTTGAGTCTTGCAGCAACAGTTGCAACATCGGAGTTGCCCTTTTGATTAAATAATTCAATAAGGTCTGGCATCTTCTTTTTTGTTTCTTCACGAAGCTTTTTATATTCAGCAATTGTCATTTTAATAGGAATGTTGGCCTGGAACATGCTTTCGTAAAGCATTTTATTTCTTTCTTGTAGGGCCTTTGCATCTTCTATTGCCTTTTTTATGTTAGCCCCATAGTCTGTCATAGAGTATCCAGCCTTTTTAATAGTCTCTGCGGACATTCCAAATTCTAATCTATTTACTCTTTGAGCTTCTTGCTGATCTTTATAAATTTCAATTAATTTTTTTACTCCAAATATGGTTGCTGTTAGAGCAATACCTATTGGGCTAAATGCACGAGTTAATAAAGAGAGTCCTCTTAATACTGGACCAAATGCCTTTGAGAGTCCTGTAAGGCTTTTTGCTTTGCCAAGGAATCCAGCATTTAATCTATTTAATGGACCAATTGGCTCTATTAACTTTTTCTGCATTGTGCTTAATTGAACATTAACTTTAGGAATCATTTGAAGCATTGGCATAAATGACATTGCCATACCAGCACTGCTCATTACTTGTCCAGCTCCGCCGCCAACCATTGATCCTGCAGCCATTAAACCCATACCGCCAAATGAGGCGGCCATTCCGCTGCCCATCATAGATGGCTTTACTGCACCATCGCTTCCATCTTGGAAGTACTGAACCTTTGGAACCATGCCTCCGTTAGCCATGTATACCATTCCGCCATCCGAGTATCCCCTACGCCATTTATTAGTAAGATCTATTGATCTTTGATCAGGACCAATTACTTTTCTTCCTCTTTGAACAAATCTAAGGGCTGAATTAATTTTATTTGCAGCACCCATCATCATTGATTTAGTGTCTCTTGGCTTTTGTAAAAATGTATCTCCGCTTCTAGCGCTCATAGAGAAATTCTCGCTTGGTCTAATATGTACTGCTGTTTTACCAGTCTTACCGCTTTTTGTTTTTCCCGTGTTGTACCAAGTCTTACCGCCAACTTCAGTAGCTGCTCGTGCCTCATCTATTGTCATTACTGGAAGGTTTTCTGGAGCCATTGCTCTAAATGCTCTTGAATCAATTCTTATATCTTGTGGCAGGCTTGCAATACCAATAGATTTTCTTAGCAAAATCCCATCTGCTGGACTTAAAGTACCAGAAACTCTTTCAATTGCAGATCTATAAACATTTGCAAAAACTGCATCGTCTATTCTATTTCCAGAAGGAAGTTGTTTTATAGTAGACAGCATTGCTTTATACAATGACCGTCTTACTTGATTATTTGTTACTGGCAAATCTTCAAAAAGAACTCCAGTTCTCATTGCTTGTCTTAATGCCTGAAGAAGGGCCCCCTTAGTAGATCCCTTTTGACCTTCTTTCATTAACTGATTAATTATCTTACTAATTCTTAAAATGTTTTTATCTTTAGTTTGGAATATAGCGTCATTAGGAAATGCTTGTGTTAAAGCTCTAGTTCTAGGGTCTAAAGAAACTCCTGATGAGCCAACCTGAGATCCTGTTTGAGAAGGCAATTTGTTTCCTTCAAAATCAAATCCGCTTGCATGAGCACCTTCAAATTGTGAACGATCTACTGGTTTTGGATATTTAGAAACAATATCTTCTACAACGGCATCTGGAGACGCTCCATTATTTATTGCTTCTAGAAGTCCTCCAAAGTTTTTAGCTGCTTTAGCATTAATAACATACTCTCCAGGAGTAAGCATTGCTGGTACAGTATCTGTACCCATTGGCGCAAACTCTGGGCCATCGCTACCATTTTGTCTATATACGACTCCACCCATAGCAAACTTTTTTGGTATTGTTGTTTCAACATTGTAGCCAGCACCAGAGGTTCTTACCCCAAGTGTTCCAGCAATCTTATTAATAAAGTCTCTTGTCTTGCCCTTTTTAAATAACTCTCTCATATTAGACTTACCAGTTGGGTCAACTACTGGCTGGTTTAAAGTAGGAACCATTGTTGGATTAATTGTTCTGCCCATAGCAGTCGCCTGTGCTTGAACTGTAGCAGCTATTAATCTTTCTGTTTCTAAGTTTAATGCAACAATTTTTGCTCTTGCAGCGTCTAAATTCATCTTGCCTGCACGAAGTTCTGCAACAATAAGGGCAGATTCTTTTGCGGCATTATTTGTTAAAACATTAACTGCTGGAAGAATATCATCAAACTGCATCATAAATTCTTTACTTACAGTTCCAGTTGCTGCAATTGTTCTTTTTAGATTTTCAATTTCTGCCTTTGATTGCATTCCTAAAGTGGCCATCATTGCATGCCATCTAGCTGCTTCTCCAGAAACAATACCCGTTGATACTCCGCCTACTGTTGTAAGTCCAGGAACATTTGGCAACTGCTCATTCATATAAATTTGTGGATTTTGACCAATTTTTTGATTTACAGGAATTGACCCTGGAACCATGCCAAACATAGTTTGTTGCATTCTTTGTTGATCAGTCATTCCAGATCTTGGAACCATGTGTGAACTTGCTCTAGTTCCCATTGTTCCTGCCAATGGGTGGTTTGGATCTACTACTCTTGAACCTCCAGCCGCCATGACAAGATTGCCAGCCATTGTTGATACTGCTGGGTTGACACTCATTGCTCCAGCTTTTGCTTTTGCTTCTAGTATTGAAAATTCATCAATTAAATTACCTAGTGCTTGTTTTAATACCGCTGCTGCTTTTGCATCGCTATAAAATGATTGTTCAACTAATCTTCCTGCTTTTTCTGCAGCAAGCATCTCTGGTGTTAAATACTTCCAGCCTTCTCCGCCTTTAAAAAACGCCTTCATATGGAAAATTCCTTTTAGAATATATCCAAAGAAGTTGGCAAGCACACCAGTTAACATAATTACTGGTCCAATAACTGCAGTAAATCCGCCTGCTAATGCTAAGACTTGCTTTACTGGTCCTGGTAAATTATTAGCAAACTGAACAACTTTATCAATTACTTTAATTAAAACTGTATTGATCTGTAAGAACTGTTCTCCAACTTCAGCAAGCGAGGCTCTTAAACTTTCAATTGCTCTGCGATACTTACCAGATGCAGATTCGGTTACGGCTGCTAATTCTCGATCTGCTACAGAAGCTAGTTCTCCAGTAGATGCTTTCATAAGATCTAATACCTGTAAAGTCTGACTTCCTTCTCTTCCTAAGTTTTCAAACAAGGCGTTCAGTCTTGAAAACTGGAACTTGCCAAATAACTGCTCTATGGCCTGTTGCTTTTGTAGTGGATTTAATCTATCTAGTGCGCCTTGCAATTCCATTAATGTGCCAGTTAAATTTCCAGCATTATCGTTTACTATTGAAAGTAAATCTATTCCTAAAGTTTGAAATTTTCCTACCGCAACATCTGTTGGGTTAATCAAAGAAGCTAATGCTGACTTTAATGCGTTGGCACCTTCTGATGCGTTAATACCACCTTCACGCATGGCAGTTAGATATAGTGCAAGGTCTTGTACGCTTCCACCCAGACCTTGGATTACTGGACCAGCTTTTGGAATTGCTTCTACTAAGTCGTTAAGAGTTGTAGATGTTTGGTTTTCAACTGCGTTAAGGAAGTTAATTGATTGTGAAAGTTCATCTGTGTTTTGCTTAAATGCTGACTGAATTGCAAGTGTTGCCTTCATGGCTTCTTGTCTATCTACTTCACCAAGCACTGCAAGTCTGGTAGTTTCTTTAATTGATCCTAGTAACTCATCTCCAGTTTTACCAGTTGCTGCAATATCCGCTGCAAGACCAATTGTTTCTTTAAACGAAACACCCATAGCTGAAGATATTTCTTTTGCTGTTTTTGATACATCGTCTCTAACTCTGCCCAGTTCTGCTGCTGAAGTTCCTGCAACATCTCCGTATACCTTAGTTAAACGAACTAATTCTTGATCTGCTTCTCTAAATGCTTTAGCAGCCTGTGCTCCAAATGCTACCAGAGGGACTGTCAAACCAACTGTTAACTGACGGCCTGCCCACTGAGTATTTTTACCCCAGTTAATAAGTTGTCCAGCGCCATCCTGGATTACCTTATTCATGATCTGTAGTTCTTGTCTTGCTATGGCGGTTTTATTTTTTATTTCATCAAGCCCTCGTGGAACGTGCACGTTGAACTGCATAAGTCCTTGTGCGTTTCTGCCTAGCGGTTGTAATATTGAGTTTTGTAGGGCTACTTGTTGCTTTGCTAAATCCCTTATAAGTCCACCAGATTGCTGTGCATGCTGTCTAAAGGTATTAAAATATTGATTTAATTTAAGTTTGCCACCATCAAGGTTTTTACCAAATTTTTCAACATCTGATTGTAGACTTACAAAGTGTGTGGAGTATTGTCCTGTGCTTCTTAGTGTGTCTGAAAATGAACGATTCATTACAGCAATTTGATTTGCCAACATCTTGTTTGAGTTGGCTAACTGCTCTTGTAATTTAGATAGGCTAGAAGTAACCCTATGCACATCGGCAATAAGGGCTGAGAAGTCGGCATTAGCGACTATTCGTGTACTGATTGTTTCTTCAGCCATTTACTATATTCTACTCCTTAGTGTATCCTAGTCCTTCGCCAATTCCAAAACCAGCTTGTGCTGCGAATCTTCCTTGTAGTGAAACAACGTCATTGGGATTAGCATGTATTCCTGCCGCTCTCAATTCTATTTCTTCAAAACTAGAACCTTCCTTGCTATCATCTTCATACTCACCTAAATCTACTCCCTTTAAAGATGCTAGGAACTTTCTTTCTCCGTGTTCCCTTTTCTTTAAAGCTTTAAGAGTAGCTATAAGTTCTGGCATTGATAGATTTTCTTCAAGTTCATCGTAATTTCTCCAATGTCCTAAAAGAAAAAGCTCTCCTTCTAATGCGGCTAAATCTAGTTCTGACCAGCCAGAACCGCTGCCGCTAGAAGGTTTGGGTCGTCAAGTTTAATTCCTCCGCAAACTTCAAGAATGCGATTCATTGTTGGAACATCGATTGCATCTTCAAATGCTTCTCTGTCTGCTACCAAATCTGGTAACTGTTTTTCTAGTGCAATTGCACAAGCATCAATTAGGATGTTTAGAGTTTCGTCTTCTGTCTGAGACTCACTAGTCTTTTTAATTGCGATCATGAACTTACGAAGTTCTTTAATTGAAAGTGGCTTAAGCTTTACGGTCTGTCCGTTTTGTAGCTGTACCTCTTCTACGTCATATACTGTTGTTGCCAATTTAGGTCCTCCTAGGATCTATTCATAATCATTATACTAAAAAGAATATACTAATACAAACGTAAAACCCCCAATAAATTGGGGGTTTTACAGACTAGCTAATAAATTAAATCTATTATGCTGATGCTACCAAGACACGGTCAATAATCTTACCGTATTCAGATCCTGCATAAGCAGCATCTGGTAGAAGACGGAATGTTACTGGGAATGTGGTTGGGGTTGTACGAGCAAGTGAGAATTGTGACTGTTGTACTGACAATACACGACGTGCATAATATACACGCTCAGATGATGTTGATGAAGCTGTTGGAGCTTGACCAACTGCAATTAGCTGACGCTCTGTTGGGGCTGCACCAAGTGCACCTGCCTCAAGACCGAGTGTCTTAACGTTTGCTGCTCCAGTCAGACCATTGTCTGCTAGAGTTGATGCTGCCTGTCCAAATACTGTTGCAATGTTCTCAAGAGTACCTTCTGACATTTCTGTTGCGATCATAACTTCCATCGCAGACTTGAACAACTTAGCTGTATCAAGCAACTGATCTACAGTTACTGAATCGTATGTTGGGTTGTATGTAATTTGAAGACCATTGTTAGTAAAACCAACGTTACGGTATCCAAAAGTTCCTGCAGTCTGATCAACAGCGTTTAGTGTTGTTGTGTATGATTCTCCAGATGAAAATGCTGGAACTCTGATTGATGATCCAGATGCTGAAGCTGGGAATTTAACTCCTGCTTCTGCGTTCGCTTGGTAATCTGAGTCGTTAATGTCAATATTTGACAAGAACAACGGAGATGCACCTACGAGAATATTTTTAGCATTACCTACGGATTGTGCCATAGTTTTCTTACCTCCTATATTTCAATATATATATATATGTTAAAATCTTAAATTAAAGCTGGCTAGGCTTCTTTCCTCTTAGGATAAGTTTATTCCATAACGGGTAAAAAGGCAAACCCTAAAGGAACCTACCCACCGAATCTGTGATCCTTGAATACTTGACCTCTAATATGACCTCTGCTGAAAAGAATCCTTGAAGTTCTTCTGAAGGGGCCGTTGGGGAGATATCTGCTACCCAAATAGTATGAAATTTAAATTTATTTGATAGGTCTGTCCATTTATTTATATCTCTAGCAGACTCGTCCATTCTCCTAAATTCATCTGTCATATAGTTTCGAATCTCGTTTATATCTGATACAGACGTTGAGTATATGGTGAATAGTATCTGCTCACAGCAAATTAGCCAGTTGTCCTCGTAGGACATACCTATCTTGTCGTAGACTATATGCTTTTTGCCGCTCAAGAACTGATTCATTTCAGCTGCTTGTTGAACTGGGATAATTGGGACAATATTCTCATTTAGATTATCTGACCAATAGTCCTCTTCGTCAAATATATTACGAGTATAAAGTTCTTTCCATAGATACTTACGAAGTTCTAGCATTGCATCTAGCTTATAGTTAGCCGTCACATTGCACCTCCAAATGAAGCCGCCAATGCGGCATCTGCTTGAGATCTAATTAAATTTGGTGAAAAAGAATACTGAACTTTTTTAATATTAGAAGGAACTCTAAGCGCCTTGCTCATGCTCGAATTAAATATTCTTTGAAACCCAGAGTTTTTAATTGAAGCATTAACTAAGTTACCGCTAAAAAATCTTGAGTGAGCCAAAGTAAATTGATTAGTTGAGCCAGACCCGCCAGGTCGTCTAACTGTTACAGATTTGCCTTTAGGCATAAACACTGTTTCTCCATCTATTTCAAAGACTAAACGCTCTGCATTTTTAGGTCTAATAACCAAAGGTTTTCCTGCTTCCATAACTGAAGCCTTGTTTGCAAACATATGTCTACGTTTTCCACTCGCACCAGGAACCATAGATCTTGATGGCAAAAACTCGTAGTTTAGTCTAAATGATAATCCGTCTTCTGATATTTTATTTAATTTAAAAAGTCTTGCGGTCTTATTTCCAGTTTTTTTCCATTCATAAACATGATGCAAGGATTTAGGTTTTGACCTTGCCAAGGCATCTATATAATTTCCAAAGTCTAAGTTTATCTGATCAAATATTGTTTTTGTAAACAATGCCTTGAATTGAGCATTCGTTGTAAGCTTGGACAATACTGCTGCTTCATAATACACATATGCCGATACCTGAGCTACTGTGCTATCTTTTAAGGGTCCGCTTTGATTTGCGTACATCATTCTTTCGAGTCCGCTTGCTGCTTGAACCAACATTCCGCTATTGTCCAATTTGCTGGTTCTCCGATCTCTTCATAGATGAGTTATATGCAATCACACGACCAAACGGATCTGTGACTGGAGTTGTTCCCATAACCTCAAATACTGTTGGAGTCTCATTTGGATAATTGATTTCATTCCAAATGGTGTTGCCTTCTGAGTCTCTAATGTTTGTAACTTTTTCTCTGGCAGTTAATTTCTCTGCTGTTCTAACTTGAACAACCTGATCGTTTAAATACTTATTTGAAAATATCTGCTTATCGCTAGAGCGGGTAGTAGCAGAGTTGCTAATAACTCCTTTAACGTGGCAGGGAACAGTTTTATAAAAATTCCATTCTCTGACTATTGCCCCTGTGTCGGTATCTTGAATCTCAGACTGTCTATATACATCCAAGTTCATAGACAAGACAGAGTCTACGATGCTATTCATTATATAATCTCTGCTTTAGCTGTTAAGACGTAATCTGCTAATAGGTTGTCTGCATATGCATTACCTGTTCCAGTGTAGGCATCTCCTGTATATTCAAAGTCCCAGTCAAATGTAGATATGTTCTTTACGTATTTGTTTCTCCACATTGTATCTTTAGAGAAGTAGTCTTTCATTAATTCTGCTGCCGCTTGTTCTACATTCTCAGGAACAGAGCTCCATCCAAATCTTGCTTGAACTTTATAAGGAATACCAGACTGGAATATTCCAGAGTAATCATGAATGCTTGGAGGCACCATTCCGTTTGCGATATAGACAGCGTTGTCTAGTGTGCTAGACCTGTCAACTCTAAGACCAAATTTTGTTTCAGATATATTTACTGCTAATCCCCAGTTGTTGACTGCTGGGCTAGACAAATTATCTATAAGTAAAATATCTTTTACAAATAGCTTTTGCAAAGAGTTGATCTTGGCAGGAAGTGGTAGAGTATCTGACTCATATCCGTATACAACATACACGTCATCATACAAATAAAAGTATTGACCAGTATATCCTTCAATTTGTTTACGAGCATATTTCTCTGCTTTAAGTAAATCTGAGTATGACTTATATCCTGGGTCAGATGAATCTGACGCAAAGCCCATATCTTGAATATGATTAAAATCAACGTAAGGAGTTACAACAAAAACGTCTTCAGTTTTAACAACAGATGTTCCGCTAACTGCATACTCCCACTTAAGTCTTAAAGTTCTGTTTCTGTCAGTATATGCATAAGGGACGTTAATTGTATATGTTCCTGGATTGTTTTCATCCAGGGTTGATGTAATTGTTGTCAAAAGCGTGGTCGAAGCAATCGCAGGACTTACTGCTGGATCATTTGTTACGTCATAAATTTTGACAACTGGTGCAGAGGTTGCGTCTGCAACATCTCCGTTCCAGAACACTTTATGTGTTACTGGAGATTGTGAACCTACTAATACTTCTGCCATTTAAGAGGCGTAGACTAGTTGTAGTACTCCTGGACTTCCCTTGGAGTTGCTAATCTAAAGCCCTCCTCCTTATCAAAAATTGCTTGCGCTGCTTCATTACTCATTGCAATAAATGGGTGCTCTTTTGTGAACGTAAATCCCATAATATCATATCTAAAGTTATCTCTAGTCATTCTTACTAATACTGTGTTTTCTGGCTGTTCCGCCTTTGGATCAAACTTAGGCAGGATTTCTACGGTCATATCTTCTTCTTCCATCTTGTCCATGGTCTTGTTATATACAGACCAAGTTACGCCTTCTTCTGCGAGGGCGGCAATGATATCGGCCTTACTCTTTAGACCATCTGTATCAACTGCAAAATCTTCTGCAATCTTTTTTATCTCAGATACTTTTAATGTCTCAAATGACATATATATCTCCTATTTCTACTCTAAACAATTATAGCATTACTAAATTAAAATGAAAAGCCCCCCAAAAATTAATTCAGGGGGCTTTTAGCAGATCTAAATCCTATTAATTAGGAAGCAATCTTAACGTCTTTAACAACTACCCATGCGTCTGCCTGCTCGATTTGAACGCCTACACGAGTATACATTGTGTACTCGATAGAGTCCTTACGTGGCTGGAAGAAACGATAGACGGTTACATCACGCTTGATACCAATAACTACGTTATTTGGGAATGTCAAGTGGATATCTCCGTGATCGCCAGTCTCGCCTGAATATGAACCATCCTGTGCTTCTTTTAGCATAGGAACTTCAACAATTGGAATACCAAATGCGAATGGTGCTACATATCCTGCTGGACCACCAAGTCCTGGAGTTGCGCCACGGATAACGCTTGATGCGATATCTTGTGGGATTGTCTGGTTTGTTCCAATGCTGTTAGCATATAGGAAATCTTGGATTAGGTTTGAACCTACCAAGAAGCGAAGGTCGCCACGACGTTGCTTGTACTTACGTGGAAGTGCCTTTAGAGCCTTGTTGAAAAGCTCACGAGATACTCCTGCGCCTGCACCAGCTACAACGTGTCCGCTAGCCTTGGCCTTCTTTACAACGCCATCAAATGACTTGTATAGGTCATCGCTAGACAAAGATGTATTTCCGTTAAGGATTACGTCTTCAATATCGTTACCTGCTTGTGTTGCCATCAAACGGGCAATGTGATCTTCTAGATCTGGACCTTCAATATTGTCTTCTAAAGACTCAGTTGAAAGCTCCCAGTTCAAGCGAAGTTTCTTTGTTGAAAGAGAGATCTTTGAGAAAGTAACTGCTGCGTTTGAGCCAGTTGTATCTCCTTCTGTTGCGAGAGTCATAAGCTTCTCACCAACGGACATACGATCAATCTCTGCTGTATCGCTTCTCATTCTGACTGTACGTGCGACTTTTCCAATTACGGTTGCGTCGAACATATAATCTAAAAAGCGGGCTGATTGTTCTGCGTTTAGAAGTCCACCGTTACCAGCTTCGCCAGCTACGTGTACTCCTGAAGCGCCAGTAGTTGAGGCAAATGTCGCTGTTGCAGTTGTTCCTGCTGCGATTGCCTTCTCTAATGTTTCATTACTCATATTATATTTCACCTACCTTATTTAATTAATTCTGTTACGGAACCGAGGAAAGAACCGTTCCACTTTGATTTTTTGATTGTTACTTCCTGAGACCCGCCAAGGTCTGAGGACTTCTTAATTGCAGTCTCTGATTCTACTGCATCGACACGCTTTTCTACGCCATCAATCGTGTTCTTGATATCTTCTACAGCCTTTGAAAGTGCTGTATGTTGTTCTGCCAATTCTGAAATACGACCATCAACGCT